CCGTCGACATAGGCTACTTCGATCCAGCCGCCTATAACGTTAGAAGTGGGCGGCCAGTTCGACCCGCCCGTGAACACCGTCGCGCTCGAGAAGGTGTAGCGGGTGTTATCCGCCGACAACGTGTTGGCGTCCGTCGCTGCCGTTAGGAATTGATGGGTCATGCCCAACGCCGACGTCAAGACCTCTTGCCATGGCGACCAGGTAGCGGTGGCGGTCTGCATGCGCCAGAACTTTCTGGGACCGGCACCTAGCGAAACATCCGAAGCCGAAGAAATCGTGTACTCCTGCTTGCAACTGGTGTTCGCTGCGCCTCCGGAGATAACTTCCAAGTACCCAGACAGCGGCGATGGGTAGTTCGAACCCGCGATTGCCCCGGCATTCGTTGTTTGACGGTACTGTCCGGTGCTGATGTAAGTGTTCAGATCATGGGCCGTAGTTGGCAACAGCGTGGCATAGCCCTCCCAGACATAAGCCGTCGCATTCCAGACATAGCGGCCCGCGCCGTCCACATAGGCATCACCGCAATCAGCGGTCGGCAGGTCAGAAGCCAGCTGCACGGGGCTAACGAGCCGCCACCCGGACCACGTTGTGGCACCGTTGCCGATGCGCCGGTACTCGATAGGCCGGCGATTGCTACCGGGCGTCATCATGCAGGTCTGCACCATGTAGGTGGGAGAAATTGCCTGCGTCGTGAGAATCCCGGAGGAAGCGATTGGAGCGGGTGGGAAATTAAATCCGCTCGACACGACTACGTTGCTAGCCCACGACCACCAGGTGTTATCAGCCACTAGCGTATTGGCGTCTGTCGCGCTGGTCAGATAGGTGTGGGTCATTGCCAAATCGGCGCGCGCCAGCTCAAACCACGCGCCCCAGGTCAGCGAAGACGCGAAGCGCAGACGCACAAAGGTGCGCGGGTTCGTGACCGGTTGCGTCGTGTACCGCTGCACGATCTGGACATTTCCGCTGACGGCCCCCTCAACTTCCAGCAGACCCGCCAGCAGCAGCGGGTAATTCAGCGCCGCAGTGGCCGACGCGTTGCTGTTCATGTAATACGACCCGGGAGCCGTGATGTCATTGAGGTTTTCCGATGCGCCCAGGGCGCGCGCGGGTGCCGGATTTTGAACGAGCTGGCCAGCAGCATTGAGCGTGGCCGCGCCGCTAGCCGCGCCCAATTGGCTCGAATCCATCGAACGAACCCACGGCGTCCAGGTGGTCGTCACCAGCGACCGCGTGAAAGTCTGCCCGGTATTGGACGCGTAGTAAATCTGATTGACGTTGTTGGCGGTTGTGCCGCCGGGGTATCCCGCAGAGTAGACGACGAGCGTACCGGAATTCCCAATCGGGAAGTTGGTTCCACCCGTCGCTATTGCGGATGAAGCGATGGCCCACATGCCGCGCTGCGTGTAGTTGTTCAGGTCTTGCGCGGCCGCCATACCCCCCTGGTACGAAAGCGTGGTGGACGTGTCGGACGCCTCCTTCCACGGAGACCAGGCCGTGGTCCCGTACTTTGAACGCCAAAACCGTCGCGGGGACGCCTCGCGCGTCGTGTAGACATGCTGAACGGGATTGCCGGTGGCTATCACCTCCAAAAATCCGACTTGCGCAACCGGGTAATTGACGCCGGTGGGCGCGGTCGCGCCGGCAACGGCGGCTTGATAGAACGTACCGGGCGTGACGTAAGTATTCAGGTCGTGCGTCGTCGTGGGCAGCGTCGGCGCATACATGATGGGCGTTTGCGCCGCCAGCAATCGGCCATCCGCGCCAAGAGACGCATAGCCACTGGCTTGGCCCTTCCCGTCCAGCACCCCCTGAACTGCAGTGTTCAGCGCCGAGAAATTCCGATTGGCCTTCTGCATCGCATCGCGCAGAGGGTCGCCCTTTTTATCGTTGGCAGCTAAGCCTACGTTGATATTTTCAATGTTCGCCATGTTCTAAGGCCTAAACGTTTGCTGGAAAGTGACGGACAGCGAGTACATATCGCCACCCAATGCGACGGGTTCGTACTCGGGCGCCATGTAGTAGCCCGGCTTGCCCAACGGAGGGGTCCATTCAAAGCCGCGATGGCCGGCGTGCCGGTCAAGGAAAGCGACGATGGCGCCGATGTGCGCTCCCGTCCCGACAAATTGCAGCGGCCACGATTCCACTTTGTTATTGATGCCATCCGCCGCAGTCTGCGAGTACCCGTCGCCAAAGCTCGCAGTCAGGGTGCGGAACTTGACCTTGCCTTGTGGATTGATCCTGGGTGACCAGGTGAAGACTTCTGTTGCCATAATTAGCTTCCTTATGCCTGCCCGTTTATGCCCGTCCGTGAAGGGCATTCCAGTTCATTCCGCCAGGTTTGAATGACTTGCCCAGTTCCTGCTTGACGTACGCCTTGACGACTTCGCCAAGGCCGCGGCCAAACTGCTCGGAGCCCGATGACACATCCGTTCGGTCGGAACCGTCTTGCTGGATGTACACGTTCACGGCAACCCCGCCTGCATCTGCCGCCGGCCCCGCTTGAATGTTCGGTAGTTGCGCGCGGATACCGAGTGAGCCATCGGCACCGCGCTGCAAGGGCATGATGGCCTCGGGTCCCGCCTCGCCCATGACACCCACGGGAAATGCCACGGGCGAATCGACGACACCATTCGCGAACGCACCGCCGTTGGCAAAGAACATGAGACCGGGGCCGGCGGCGGCGACGTTTGCAGCGGTAGCTGAGCCCAGGCCCGAGCCCCCGAAGAGCCCGCCGATGCCTGAAATAACGGAGCCAAACAGCCCCCCGATCTGATTGGTCTTGCCGACGTCGCCAAACAACAGTTCCCCGATGCCAGCCGCGGCGGCATCCGTTGCCATGCGGGTCAGCATTTCTGCAAACCGGGTCCCCAGACCCTCGAACTTGCCGTTGACGGCGTCGTAAAGCGCGTCGCCTAAGTACGCTTGAATATTCTTGGCGCCCTTGACAGCGAATTCCGTCAACGCAGAGACACCCTTGCCCGTCAATTCATCGATGGATTTCTGGTACTGCTCGATGTTGATCCTTCCGTCCGCGAGCGCTGAATCCAGCCAGCCGATTTTCTGCTTTTGTTGTTCGGCATCTGTGCTGCCATTCACCTTCCCGATGTAGGCATCGCCGGCTGACTTGTCGCGTGCCAAGTCCAGCTCTTTACCTCGAGCCACGAGCCGCTTCTTCGTACCTTCGTCCAAGGATGCGTAGGCTCCGCTTTGTGTCTCCCACAGCACCCGCTCCGCCTCGGTCTTGGCGTTGATCAGCGCAATTTCTTTGTTCATGTCCGCGAGCCGCTTGGACGCATCCACCATCAAACTTGCGGCATAACCTTCCTCCTCAAGTTTCACGATATCCGCCCGATGCGACGCGCCGAACTTCAAGACTTCGTTCTCCACCTTCCTGGCCATGGTGACTTTCTCTACGGCGTCTCCACCTTGCAGATAGGCTTCGGCCAATTGACGTTGGCCAGCTATTTCTGCTGCTCGATCACGCGCCCAGCTAGCCCAATCTGGACCCGTCTTTTGGCCCGAGTTCGGCTTAGGGGTCTCTGAGGACGACGTAGCTGCCACACCGGCAATTTGAAGGTTTGCCCTTGCCGTTCCGCCCTCCATCACACTGTCATAGGTACCCGTGTACGCCTTACCGACCGCTTGGTCGTACTCGTCCTGCGACATACTGCCGCCCGTCAGACGGTCTTGAAGGCGCTTCGCCTCGGCCGCAGCCGCGATGATCGCGCGCTGCTGAGCTTCCACCTTGACCAACTCAAGCAATGTCGCCTTCGCGCCTTCGATTGCTTTGTCGTCCTTGTCGGCGGTGGCCTTCTTCAGCACGTTGGCCGTCTCGGCCTGTAGAGACAACGTGCCCGCCAGCGCGGCCTGCGTCTCGTTGGCGCCTTGTGAGCGTGCTTGATACTCAGCGATCTGCGACGACGTCATGCCAATCACGTCGCGGGTAGACTCCAGAGTTTTTAGGTAGCTTTCCCAGCCCGTGCCACCCAGTTCTTTACCGACGGCGTTGAGGGCTTCACCAAGCGCGCTAGCGCTCGCGGCCGCCCCACTCTGCGCGCCGTCGATCTTCGCCATCTCTGCGTTACTGCGTTCGAGCAACTCACGATTCTTGATGTACTGCGCAGCGATTTCGACCAGCCTGTCTCGGTAGCTAGCCACAGCCGGATTCGCCTGGACGTACGCATCAATCTGCGCCTGTATCTGCTCGCTGGCTTGACTGGCGTTCAAGTTCTGATCGGCGTGGACGGCTTCGATTCCGGACTGAAACGACGCGAATGTGCTTTGGCCTGTTAGCTGTGCGCCGGCGCGCGCCGCGCGGGTAAGCGCTTTGAAACTCGAATCCGTGCTTCCCTGCGCTTCAACGATTTGCGATTGCTTGCCGCGGCGCGCCTTATCGCGCTCCAGTGCGTTGAGCTCGCGGTACTTTTTGGCGACCTCGTCCAGCGGGGTGTGCATGTCGCTCATCGACTGAGACGCCGCAGCCGCGTTGTCGCGGAACATCAGCCAACCCGCCGCCACAGACGCCAAACTCACCGCCAGGCCCACAGGGCCGCCCAGCACGCCAAGAATTGCCCGGCCAGCCAAGCCAGCCGTCGAACTCACGGCCGCGTATTGCGTCGTGGCGGCCGTTGCGGCTACCGTGGCGCCTCGGCTAGCCATGCGCGCCTGGGCCAGTTGCAGCTCCATCGACGTTTGCACGGCGGTACCGCGCGCAGCGATCGCTTCTTTCTCAGCCAGGAAAACGATGTTCTGGGCCTTGCGCTCGGCGGCCTGCGAAGCCAACATCTGCGCCTTGGCCTGGCTCTGCAGTTCAAGGCGGTTTTCAACAAAGGCCTTGGTCGCCTGTACCGCC